CCGGCGTTCCAGGATAGCCTTTCTTTCGGCTGGTTCGTGTCGGGTTCCATCGGCCTCTCGCTCGCCACCCTCGCTCTCCGCTTCGTCGCGCAGCCGGGGTGGGACGAATGAGCGTCGCCCGCAAGGCTGGTCTAGGCGCGACCGCCGCCACCCTCGCCGCCCTGCTCTATGGCCATTGGGAGGGCATGAACCTCGTCGCCGAGCATCTGCCATTCGATCCGGCGGGCGTGACCACGGTCTGCGGCGGCATCACCAATTACGACTGGCCGTGGCTCAAGCCCGGGATGAAGTTTTCCAGGGCCAGGTGCGAGGCGGAACTAGCCAAGTTGGCGCCGCGCTACGCCGCCCCGCTGCAAGCCTGTATGCCCGGCTTCAATGAAATGCCGCCGCATCGTCAGGCGGCTTTGATTAGCCTCGCCGTCAACATTGGGCCGGGTCGGGTCTGCCACTCCGCCGTAGCGCGCAACCTGAACGCCGGCAACGTCCGCGCCGGCTGCGAGGCGATCGGCCAATACGTCAAGTCCGCGGGCGTCGTGCGCAAGGGTCTCGTCAACCGCCGCAATGACCGCACTTGGGGCGAAATCGCCTGGTGCCGTCGAGAGGATTAAATACATGCTCGCCATCCTGACCCACTACGCACTCGGCCTCGGCGCGATCACGCTCTGCGTCCTGCTATTCGTGTTCGCAACGGCGCTCGCTGCGTCGGCCACAACCGTTCCCCTCGTCGGCCCGTGGCTCGGTCGCAACATCAACCACATTCGCGATTGGGCGCTCGTCGCCGCAGTCATCATCGGCGGGGCAACCGTCATTTATGGAATCGGAGTCCACGATGGAAAAGCATCTGTGCAAGCCAAGTGGGACAAAGCCGAACAGGCTGCGGTTCAACGCGGCACTGACGCGCACGCTGCTGCCGTGCGTAGCGTTGGCAAGTCTCCTGCTACTCCCGGCCTGCGCGACAACTACAACCGCGACAACTGACACGGCGGCGCAGTGCGCGGCGTGGCGGGCGATCACCTATTCGCTGAAGCACGACACCAAGACGACCGTCGAGCAAATCCGCATCCACAATGAAACCGGCCATCGTCTCGGCTGCTGGTGAACTCCGAAAGGTAGCACATGCGCGACTTCAACAAGTGGCTGCTCCCCGTCCTCGTCGTGCTGGCGCTCCTTGCCGTCGTTGGCTACGCCCGCGCCGATGGCTGGAAGATCGCGGACATGAATCGGCAGATCGACCAGACGAACTTCCTGGTCAACAAGGGTTGTTCGGGAACGCTGATCGACACGAATCGCAACTATGTGTTGACCGCAGCGCATTGCGTCGTCAGCCAGTACGAGACGGTCGAAAAGGACAAGGTCGACAAAGACGGCAAGGTCACCAAAGAGAAGATTCAGATCGTCCGTCCCGGCACCGTCAGCCAGGAATATTACGCCGGCCCGAGCATCGTCCAGACGAACAGTTACGTCTATAAGGTCGTGGACACCGACAAGGCGCTCGATCTGGCGCTGCTCAAGGTCCAGACGAAGTTGCCCGCGACGCAGGCCGCCATTCTCTCCTGCACCGACCCGATTCGCGGCGACACTGTCTACGCCGTCGGCAATTCCTATGCAGTGCTCTATTCGACCGTGACCAAGGGCATCGTGTCGAGCGTCGAGCGGTCGTATCGCGACCTGCAACTCGCCGGCAGCCTTGGCGATCTTACGGACAACGGCGAGCACGGCCTTGTGCAGCACTCGGCACCCATCGCGCCCGGCAACTCTGGCGGCGCGCTCTACAATGTTCGCGGTAATTTCATTGGCGTGAATGTGCGCGGTACTGCCGCCGGCGGCTTCAGTTTCTCCGTACCGCTGTCCGACATCAAAGCCTTCCTCAAGACGAACGGCGCGGCGGACCTGTTCGCCCGTTGCGGCGCGAAATGATACTCGACTGGACCACACTGGCGGCCATTTCCGTCGTACTTAGCGCCACCGTCGGCTTGGTGCGGTGGATCAATGGCGCGTTCGCGACACGCGACAAAAAAATAGTCGACCTGGAAAAACATGTCGCGGTTCTACAAGCCAGTGACGCAGCGTTGAATAACGCGCTCGTCGCCGCCGAAGGGCGCACGGTGGTCGCGGTCGAAGGGATGCGCAGCGACGTGAAGCATATGTCGGAACGCCTGGACAATCTGTTCGAGCTTCTGACAAAGGATCGCGGCAATTAGGATGGGCACCCTCACCGATAGCCAGATCAACGAGGCGTTGGATGCGATGGCGAAAGCCAAAGGCAACCAGACAGCAGCGGCGGAGAGTCTCGGCATCTCACGATCCACCCTTCAAAACCGCATCACACAAGCCGTTCGACGCGGCCTAGACGTGGTTACGCCCGACACGCGAACGCCGAACGTGGTCCGCGCCACTGACAATTCCGACCCCATCCGCCTTCGCGCAGCGAATGACACCATTGCGGATCTACGTTCCGCGCTCAAGGAAGCGGAACGCCGCGCCGCCGACGCCGAGAACCACCGCGAAAACATTCTCGGCCTGACCCCCGAGCCAGCCCGCCTCCAACCGAAGTTCATCCGCGGCGGCGATGGCAAAGGCAAAGGGCGGCAGGCAGTCGTGCTTCACCTGTCCGACCTTCACGTTGGCGAGACGGTCCACAAAGAGGAAGTGTCGAACGTCAACAGTTACGACATCGGCATTGCGCGCAAGCGCATTGGTCGGCTGTTTGAGACGGTCTCGATCCTGATGACGTCGGCGTGGCCTGCGAGCGACGGCGCCCCGCAGCGCGTCAATGTGCTTTTGGGCGGCGACCTTATCAGCGGCGCCGGGCTGCACCCCGAGCACGCCGAGACGGACGGCGGCACGGCGTTCGAACAGGTCAAGTTCGCAGCTGAATACATCTCCGCCGGCATCCTGCGGCTGCACCTGGCGCTCGCCGAGCGGTTCAAAAAGCAGGTCGAAATCCATTGCATCTCCGTGGTCGGCAATCACGGGCGATCGACGCCGGGCAAGCCGCGGACGAAACTGGTCACGCTGCAGTCTTACGACACACTGGTCGCGGATTTCGTCGAAGCCTCGCTGCGACATATCCCGACCATCAAACATTTCCAGCCCCGCGGCTTCGACGCATATTTCGACGTGGCGGGTTGGCCGTGCATCCTCACCCACGGTGACCGCATGGGATCCGGCGGCGGGACGGGCTTCATCGGCCCGATGGCCACGATCATCAAAGGCCACCGCAAGATCGTCGACACCGAATATCGCCAGCGCCGCCCGGTGCGGTGGGTGTTCTCAGGCCATTTCCACACGACGGGCGTGACGCCGTTCGGCTTTGCCAACGGCTCTGGCGTCGGTTATGGCGAATTCGCCAAGTCGCTGCGCGCGGACCCCGAGCCGGCGCAACAGAACTTCGTCGTTATCCACGAGCGATACGGCCTGATTCGTTACGCGCCGGTCGGCATGGGCACGGTCGACGAAGGCTCGATTTATGACGGCTCGCACAACATGATTCTCCCCTTGGTGGACGGCGCCGTCGCTTGACACGCCCCGCCCTTGGTGTATTGTCAACGCATCGGGGAGCACAATTCACATGCAATCACCGGGTCAACTGCACGACGCTGCCATTCTCGCCCAAGAGGAAGGCATCCGGTTCGAGCTGCAACTGATCCACTCTGAAATCACCGAAGCGATTGCCAAGTTCCTTGACGACCCGAGCACGGCAAACCTCCGCACCTTGAACGGCCATTGGGCGCACGGAACCAACATGATGAAGATCGCGGCGCGGAAGGCGCGGGCCCGTGCGTAACATCATCGCCTTCACCGGCCTCGCCGGATCCGGCAAGACGACCGCTGCCAAGCACCTCTGCAACTGGCACGGTTTCGAGCGCGTGCGCTTCGCCGGCCCGCTCAAGGACATGATGCGCGCGTTGGGTCTGTCCGAGCGCGAGATTGAAGGCGACCTAAAAGAAAAGCCCTGCGACATGCTGTGCGGACGCACGCCGCGGCACGGAATGCAGACGTTGGGTAGTGAGTGGCGCGACCTGATTCACCGCGAACTGTGGACGCGAATCTGGCGCCGGCGCGTCGAGGCGCTGCCACCGAACGTGCCCGTGGTGGTCGACGACTGCCGCTTTCCCCACGAGCTTGATGCCATCCGTGACATGGGCGGCACCCTGGTCAAAGTGGAGCGGCCGGGCCTCGTCGCTGTGTCGACGCATATCTCCGAAGGGCAGGACTTGGGGCCGGTGGCGGCTACCATCCACAATACCGGCACCGTCGCGGCCTTCCTGGACCGCTTGGACCGCCAGATGCGCGACCTGTCGTGGGTTGGACATACGCATTAGGAGCGCCAGATGTTAAATTACGTTCACGTTATCATATACGCGACCGGCCTTTTGGCGTGGGTCATGCTCGCCGTCGTCGGCTTGTCGGCATTTGCGGATCGCATCTGCAATTGGGTAATTATCGCGTGCTGGACGAAGCAGGAGTTTTTCGCGTTCGTGGCAGATCGCCTGAAACGTAAGCACCCGTTCATCCCAGGATAAAAGAAAGAAGCCGATCCGCTCCGAACGGATCGGCTTCCTCATTCTGGCGCAACCATCTCGCAACGAAATCAAAGCATAGCATCCGATTCGCCTTGCGGCAAAGGGTGCACTCCGTTCTTTTTGGCCATTGCCTCGACCACTAGGCGCACGCGCTCGGCGGTGTCCTCCATCCGCCGCGACTCGCGCACCAGCACCATCAGGCACATCTCGTTATAGTTCACGATTTGTTCACGCATACTTTTGTTCCTTTCCCGGCTCAATCCGTAGGAACATAAGCTAACCGCACAGCAAGGACGAGTCAATGCCCGAAACCTGGACATTCGACAGCGACGGCACCACGGCGACCGTGACCGGCCGCGTGCGCGTGCCGTGGACAAAGAAGATCAACCCCGCCTGGTGGTTCGGCAACGATTCTGAACAGACCGTCGACCAAGCGACGTGGTATAACCCCGAGTGGCCATATTGGCGACGCTGGCTCGTCTGGAATGTCTTTCGCAACCCGCTCCAGAACTTCCGATGCTTCGTCGTCGGTGTGGCTGATAGAAACTACGCAGTCACCGGCCGCGCACCGGTCGGCACCATCCAGCGCAATGACCTAGGCGAGACCGGCTGGCAGTGGTGCGTGCTTCACGTCGGGATCCCGCTGCCGTTCGTGAGCTACAGCGGCAAGCGTGTCGTCTGGTACGCGGGGTGGCAGCCCTCGGGGTTCTTTGGTGCAAAACTGAATTGGTAAAGAAAAAAGGCAGCATTCGCGCTGCCTTCGAGTCGCCCACTCGCATCTCGGTTATGCCGCCACCTTCACACCGCGACGCATCGCGTGCGTGTTCACCAGCGTCTCAATCCGCTCTTTGACCTCGGCCAGCTCGCGAGCCGCATCGAGTAGCGCCATCGCGATTCCGTCGTCGATTTCATCCCCCGATTTCGGGCCTACCAAGGCCGCCCGCTCTGCCCCCGTTATTTGTTTCACGCTCCACCCGTTCGTTGCATGTGTGCACTAACGACCACAACCTTAGTCAAAATTTATTCACCCGCAAGCAAAATTTGCTCACGGTCGGTTGAATTATAGTTCACAGGTTCCCGGTTAAGTGTTAACAGCGACAAGCATTGAAAAACCGTGAATTTTCGCCATGTTGCGCGCCGAGAGTGACTCTTGGGGGTCGGTGCAAATGCAGACGATTAGGGCGATGTCGCCGCGCCAGGCGCGTGCGGCGCGTGCGGTACTGTCGCTCTCGGTGCGGCGGCTCGCCGACCGATCGGGCGTTTCAGACAGTTCTATCCGGCGCGTCGAGGAAGGACAGGCGAGTCTCGATTTGCGCGCACGCTTGCAAGGATACTACGAACGCGAGGGCGTGCGCTTCACATTTTCGGGAAATAGCCGTGGAATTATTTGGGATGAGACTTAGGGGCGGCGGCGGCGGCGGCTACGCCGCCTGGTCGGTCGTGACCAGTGATTCGATATACGCCAATAGTTCGGGCGTGCGGCGGAACCACTCTCCGCGGATGTGGAGATGGTCGAACTTCCGGTGCAGCCGGCGCTCAAAAATCGCGTCCTTTGTCGGGTGAATGGCGAGCGTCTGAATCTCGTAAGGTAAGGCGGTCTGCAAGTCGTTTATGCGCTGCCTGAACTTAAGCGAAATTCCGATCTTGACCGGGAAATCTGGGGCATCGGCAGTCACGAAATAGACGTAGTGATTTCGGCCGTTTTCCTCGATGTATTTGAACAGGAGGTTTTCGGCCTCCTCGCGCTCGCCGATCTTGCATCCCGTCCCGCGCTGAATGTTCGGCGTATCGAGGATAAACCAAAGATTTCGCTTGCGATTAAACCACAGGCGGGGGCCTTTCGATCTTCGGGACATTTCGTCGCTCCGCACATTATAATCGTCAATAGTTGACAATTTACTCGATTGTGCGCGAAAAGTCAACGGGGTAGCAATAAGCGTCAAAGATTGATGGCATTCTGTGGCGGTTCTGGTGGCGGTAGGTCGGTCGGGAAAACCTAAGCCCTTGATTTGATTGGTCGGAGTGGCAGGATTTGAACCTGCGACCCCCACGTCCCGAACGTGTTACCCCAGCGAGCAGACATAGCGATTACAGTGCCTTAGCGTGTACTGCGGTCGCGTGAGTTGCCTTCGCGTTCACGGTTATCTGTGGCGGTCCTGTGGCGCTTGCCGTCGCTCGCCAGCGCCGCGTGAACGCTCGCAAATTGGTTCGGCCGGAAATGACCATAGACCCGGATTAGCGTCTCGTAGGACATGGCTAGGAATTCGGCAGTCTCACCGGGATCCGCGCCGCGCTGCATTGCCCAAGAGGCGACCGTGTGCCGCCATGTGTGCGGCGTGACGTCCGGCTCCAACTCCGCCGCGGCGACCGCCGCCGCGTGACCCTTGGAAACGCGCGTGACGGGCTTGCCGCGCCACTCCACAGCGTAGCGTTGCCCGAGCCGCTGCCATCGCCGTAGGTGCGCCAAAAGCGGGTCAGGCACCCGAACTGTCTGCCGCCGCTTTTTGGTGTCCCGGTGCCCCTGCGGGCGCCCGTGGAAAACGCCCGTGGTCAAATCAATCCACGGCTTGCCGGCCGGACGCTTGGGTTCGATCGACGCGCCGCAGATGACCGCGGCTCGCGACCCCATGTACCGGGCGACTAGCATGAACTTGGCCACATGGCGCCAGGTGCGCCGCTGAAACGGGTTGTCGTCCTTGTGCCGCCACGCGGTCAGGATCAAGCGCGCGGCTTCCTCGCGCGATAGCCAGCGTTCGCGGGATGGCGGTTTCGCCGGAAGCACCACCGAGACGATCTTGTCGTGCAGCCCCTCTCGGCGGTGATAGTTGATCGCCGCGCGCAACTCCTCCAGTTCTCGCCGCGCACCGCCACCACGCTTTCGTGCGTATTCGCGGCACGTCTGCCCGGTTACCTCAGATAGCCTGCGGGCGTGCCAGAACGCCGCCAACCGCTTTATGCGGGCTGCGGTTTCGTCGGGGCGTGCGTGCTTGGGCGCGATGTCGCGGGCGTATATCGCGAGCACGTCGTCGACCAGGATAAAGGCGGGGTCGCGCTTGGTCGAAATAACGTGCGATGTGTGCTTGGAATCGATGTAGGCGGCTAGCGCCCTTTCGGCTTCTTTAGTTTCGCCAGCGCCGCATCCAGTTCCCTTTGCGCGCTGTCCGTCTCGGATGATCCAGGTCGCGAGATGTGTGACGGTGCCGGCCGCATCGTGACGGGCTGGTCTAAGCCAGAGTCGAGGCCCTTTGGCGCGACGCGACAAGATTCCACCATCTCCGCAACAGCCTCGGGCGTTGTCGCGTATGATCGACCCACCCGGTACACTGTCAACCTACCCTGCCGCGCCCGGCGGAGCAAGGTCTGAGAGGTGGCGCCGGGGATTTGGGCGGCGGCTTCGGACAGGGGGATGAGGGTCACGCCGCCACCTGTAACCGCCGGTTCGCGCCCTGCGCCGCCAAGATGCGTTCAAGTGCGATGGCGGCATATTCCTGGTTCAACTCGACGCCGACTGCGTTGCGACCAAGTTCGTTCGCCACAACGCCAGTGGTGCCCGCTCCGAAAAAGGGGTCAAGGACTGTGCCGCCCTTGGGGCAGCCGGCGAGAATGCACGGTCGAATCAGGTCGGGCGGGAACGTGGCGAAATGCGCGCCTTTGAACGGGCGAGTGGGTATCGACCACACGGAGCGAGGCTGGCGTCCGGCGGGATTGGCACCGCAAGTCGTTTCTTTACCGGTCGGCGTTGATCGCGCCACGGTATCTGTGCCGTTCGGGCCAGTACGAGTTGGAACACCTTTCCACCGTTTAAGCGTACTTTCGCTCAACGGTTCGCGAATTTGCTCCATGTCGTAATAGTACCGCGCCGATTTCGACAGCATGTAGAGCATTTCATGCGCTGGCGTGGTGCGATCGGTCACACTCACGGGCATCGGGTTCGGCTTGTGCCAAATGATTTCGTCGCGCAAATACCAGCCATCGGCTTGCAGTGCCAGCGCGACGCGGGCGGGGATCATCAGGCGGTCTTTGTTTTTAAGACCCGTCTGTTTTTTGGAGTGAATCGGCATCGTCGTACCAGCCGATCGCGATTGTTTAGGCCAGCGTTCCGGGTCACGAGCGCCACACCCTCCGCCGGCGTAACTATCCCCCAAGTTCAGCCACAGCGTTCCGTCTGGACGCAGCACTCGCTGCACCTCGCGAAACACCGCGACCATTTCCGCAACGTAGTCGTCGGGTGTCGGCTCTAAGCCGATCTGGCCAGCGCATCCGTAGTCGCGCAGTCCGAAATATGGCGGCGACGTCACGGCGCAATGAACGCTGTTCGACGCGATGCGCCGCAGCTCCGACCGTACGTCGCCGATGTAGAGGCGGACGGTCAACGATAGACCCAATGCGTGCAATAGAGGTGTTTGGTGGGCGGAACAGCAAAGAGCGCGAATCCTCCGTCCTCCCATATCTCCTCCGACACGCATCGCCCCTCCGGCGATGGATAGAGATAGGCCCAAGTCAAAACCACAGCGAGAACGCAGAGCGATACGGCGATCTTGATTTTGTCGCGCTTCATGGTCACCGCCGCACCATCCGAACCCGACCGATCGACCTACCCGAATCAACATGCCCGCAGTCCCGAAATGTGCAGCCGTCGCGCAGACCCCATTTCGCCGCCAGATCGGCCACCCGCCGCATCACCGGAACCGTCCGCCCCCATCCGCGTTGCGCGAAGTCGCACGCCTCGCCGCGGAAGTGCAGGCTGTGCGCAACGTGGCTCTTGGAATAGGAAAGGCAATGCACCGGCCCCCTGAAGCCGCGCGCCACGACGTCATTGATGAAGCCGACCATCTTCGGCGCTAGGTCACAGGCGATCGTGATGCGACCGGCGGCAGTCTCAGGGTGGCAGTAGCGGCTGTCCGCAATGTTGCCGTTGGCGTCGTGAGCGGCATGGTGGCGGGCGTGGTGCCGCTTGCTGACGACGGGTGCGGCGTGGCGCGACCAGTCTGAACAGCCGAACCGCCCGCACTCGATTGGGCTTGCATGCGCCGCGCTCATGGACAGGGCGATTACAGTCGCCAAGATCACGCCAACGACGACCAAGGCGCGCAAGACAACATCGTGGCGAATGCGATACGGGAAGATCATGCTGCCTCTCTAGGTCGGTACTTGTTGCGCAGTGCGACGATGTCGGGACGTTGGAGCCACTGTTCCCGAACGGGGGCGTTGAAGTTTCCGCGCGGACGGCGAGGCAGACCGGCGTCTCGGATGCGGGTGGAAATCGCCATCCCGCTTCGAAACAACGACGCGCCGATGTCGCTAAGTGCGTCGCCAGAATAGAAACGGAACAGCCATGTCGTGTCGGAACGGTCGTACAAAGCGAACTCACTGCTTGGGCATTGCTACTGGACGCATCCTACTCACCGACCGTGTATTGTCAACCCCCAAGCGCGGACAATTTGCTTCGCCTCGTCCAGCGAATAGGCCGTGGCCACACGCGCCCCGGCGGCGACTAGGCGGGGGTGCAGGTCCACTTGGGCGGGGGATAGCCGGCCCGTGGCGGTCTTGAATTCGAGGCAGTGGAGGGCGCCCCAAAGCAAATGCACGTCGGGGATGCCCGCCAGTATCCCCTCCTCTTTGAGCCGCTTGGCCTCGAACCCGTCGCGGGTGCCGCCGTTGGGCACCGACCAGCACACGACGCCGGGCAGGAGCGCCGGCGACAGGTTCTTGTGGCCGCGCGCCCATATAATAAATGCGCGCTGTAGATCGTGCTCTAGGGGCGCGCGGGCCATTACGGAATCACCAGCCGCCGCGCCTGGTCAACGTACCAAGCATAATCGACGTTGCTAAAATCGAAATCGGCCGCCACCGAACAGTCCGCCACCTTGAACCCGGACTCGATGGCCATTTCGCGAATGACGTATTTGCTTTTGTTCGCCGTGTGAATCCTTGCGTCCCATACGCCCGGTCCCACCTCCTGTGTCACGTCATGCCACAATTGGTCACTAATCCCGTTGCGGCGCTTCCAGTCCCCCACCCGCGCGCCCTTGACTGGCGGGCTGATTTTTTTCAGTTCGGCGCCGTTCACCGCCACGTAATAGCGCATGATCCTTTGCATTTCGCGCCCGCCCAACTTCAGCCGCGACGAGCGGTCCACCTTGGCGCGCAGCATGAAATCGAACGGGTCGCGGTGGCTGTAGATGAACCGCTCGATGTCGGTCCCGTTGACCATGTGGTCGACCGCCGCCTTGGTGGCGACGACGTTGGAAAAGTCCTTATGCCATGCCGGCGGGCTGGCGTTCGTGATGTCGTCGGGGAAGTTCTTGGGATACCAATACGCCCCTTTTAGCTTCAACTTGCCGTCGGTCGTTTCGGCGATGTAGTTGTTGACGTCGCGGATCCACATGCGCCGATAGCGCGCCTCCTCCAACTTCAACTTGGTGAGGGTTTCCCATTCCGACCGGACGCGCTCGGCAATCGGTGCCATCACGCGATGAATGCGATACGTGATGCCGTCCGTGTTGATCTGGATTATCTCCAGGCTCGGCACCATCAACAGCCGCTCCGCCAACATGCAGAGCATAAGTTGCCCGTTGATGGTAATTTGCATGGTGAAACGCGGGTCGTAGAACACCGAATATGCGTTGTTGCTATTGCCGTATGTGCCGTTCGCGGCGAGCTTGAACGCGGCGTTTTGCACGGTGCCCTTGGCGTACTTGCCGCGCTCCACTGGCAACTTCGCATATTCCTCGACGAACCGCGTTCCCAGGTGCTCGGGATAAAGCCCGTTCACGATGGCGATCGACGGGTACAGCGCCGCGACGTCAATGTCGCAGATAATGCGGTCGTCCTCGACGAACCGCTGCGCGCTGACGGATCCGTGAATTCCACCCGTGCCGAAGTGGAAATCGAGACCGCCGACCGTCGCCTTGACTCCCGTAAACACTCCCTTGGTCTGGATTGACTCGGTCAGTTCGTCCGCGGCGAGCGTCTGTCCGCGCATCCAGTTCAGAATGCGGTTGAACTCGGGGTGGTCGAACCGGATGTATGGGAAAATAATGTCGTTGAGCGGAATGGTGTCGCGGCGTGTCGTGCCGGCGTATTTATCAATACCGAGCCGCTGTTCGAGAATCTTGGAGCCGATCTTAGTGTCGTTCCAGTTCGGCACGTCGCCTTTCAGCGTATCCATAAGCCCGATACGGAACTTGATCGCGTCCATTGAAATGTGCGCGAACTTTTTGGTCTCCGCGACGTCGTGGCGATTATACGGAATGAGGTACTGGTCGATCTGCGCCCTGGTCAAAGGCTGGTCGAACGGCAGCGGCATTTCCATCACCGACTCGGAACGCATGCTGACCTGCAGCGCCTTGAGACTGGTGCTCTTGGCGCGGTTATCCATATGCCAGAGTTTGTATAGGTCGATAATCGGCAAGAACCGGTCGGACGGATAGACGCCGCCGAATCGGTTGTTCGAGCGAATGATGTCCATCGCGTAAGCATAGATGTCCTCAACGCTCACATACGGGTTCTGGTAAATGTAGTGCAACACCT